CAATCATGTTTGCAAATGAGATGAATAGGTATCATTTTTTACCAAAAAAATTTCAATATGATTTTTTGCTAAATACACTGAGAGTTAAGAAGAGATTTTCTCCTTGGCTTCGAAAAGATGAGATTAAAGATCTTGACTTGGTAAAGCGTTATTATGGTTATAGTAACGAGAAGGCAAAACAGGCTCTACGAATCCTCACAAAAGAACAACTTAATTTTATAAGATCTAAATTTGAAACTGGAGGAAGAAAATGAGTGTGGTTCAAGAGCCTCAAATTAAATGGGCACCCGAACAAATGGTGGAAGTGGTTCTCAGTGAACCAGATGACTTTCTCAAGGTTAGAGAAACTCTTACAAGAATTGGTGTAGCATCAAGAAAAGAAAAGAAGATATATCAATCATGCCATATACTGCATAAGCAGGGAAGATATTATCTTGTGCATTTTAAAGAATTATTTGCACTTGATGGGAAACATGCTAACCTTACCGCCAATGATGTTCAACGTAGGAATCGTATTGCTCAGTTGCTTGCTGATTGGGGATTAGTTGATATTATAGATGCAAGTAAAATACAAGATATTGCACCTCTAAATCAGATCAAAGTATTAGCATATAAAGATAAAGGTGACTGGATACTTGAGACAAAGTATAATATAGGTAGTAAGAAAAAAAAGGTTGAAGAAACTTAGTGTTATTTCCTAGAAGGTATGCTAGTTGTCCTTGGCCCGATAATAGGTACAGGACATACATGAACGGAAGACTTAAAAAAACTGATATGGAAGCAAGACTCCTTAATATAAAGAAGGGGATTGATAATGAAACTTGGTATCCTAATTGGGATAGTAAGGAAAGGTGGGCAGCTCAACAGGCATTGAATAGTGCTTTAGATATATTGGATGAATTTGATTATTGATAACCGAATATTTTTATAGGGTATGCAACACTGACTTTTTAAAATGTTTGTGGTTAAATAGTAATGTCGCCTTCGGGGACAACAACTAACACTCGCTTATTTAAGGAGAACAATGACTAATTTAGCACAATTTCATGCTGCAAACCTTCCAGAATTAATGAAGGTTATTAGGCAAAATGGCATAGGTATGGATGATTACCTAGATAGATTTTTTAACGAATCACCACAAACGTCAAACTATCCACCATACAACTTGATACAATTAAATAATCATGAATCAAAATTGGAGATCGCACTTGCGGGGTTTAAGAAAGATCAGCTACAAGTCTTCACGGAGTTTGGAAAGTTATATGTCGAAGGCAGAAAAGAAGAATCGAAAGTTGATGGAACGTTTGTCCACAAAGGACTGGCCCAACGAAGTTTTGAACGAGTGTGGACGGTCTCCGACGATACGGAGATTGGATCCGTCAAGTTTGAAGACGGACTCCTCACCGTGGAGTTAAAGAAGATAGTTCCAGATCATCATGCTCGGAAAGAGTATCTATAAATAAAATTGGTTCGAGATGGATCAAAAGGGTTCCTTGACGGAACCCTTTTTTATTGTTATAATAATGGGGAACGAATAAAAAAATGTCAATTAAACTTGCTGTTCTAAAATCTGGTGAGAATGTAATTTCTGATGCCAAAGAACTTATTGTTGAAAATAAGATTTGTGGTTATCTTTTTAATAAACCACATAAGGTTGAATTTGCAAAACCAATTCTTTTGCTTGAAGAAAATTCAGCACCTACTGATGGAGAATTGCAGATAACATTATCACCTTGGATTGTATTATCAAGTGATACTCAAGTTCCAGTTCCAACTGATTGGATTGTGACTATTGTTGAACCAGTAGCATCTGTAAAAGAAATGTATGAAGAAAAGGTAGGAGTAGAAGAAGATGATTAAATGTTTAGTTCTTCTAACTGGAATAGTTTTGATTGCTAAAATTGAAGAAATTAGTGCAGAAATTGGAGATCCTAATTGTCTAATATCTGATGTATGTGTAATTAATCCTGATGGAACAGTAAGTCCTTGGTTAGATTTTTCTGAAGATACAGAATTAATGGTAAGATCTGAAAATATTTTAACAATCACTCAACCAAATAAAGATATACTTAAATTATATTTGGAAGTTATTTCTTAAATGAGATTCTACACAAACGTTCAGATGGTTGGAGACAACTTCTTGGTTCGTGGTTATGAAAATGGAAGACATTTTGCCACCAGAGAGAAGTTTTATCCAACCCTTTTTGTCTCTTCTAAAAAGAAGACGAAGTATAAAACTTTGGAGGGTGAGTATGTTGAAGCTGTGGAACCTGGTACTGTTCGTGAGAGCAGGGACTTTATAAAGAGGTATGATGGTGTAGAGGGGTTTAAGGTTTTTGGTAATGAGAGATTCATATATCAGTATATTTCGGAAAAGTATCCAGAGGATGAGATAAAGTTTGATACTAGTAAGATTAAGATAACCACAATTGATATTGAGGTGGCATCTGAGAATGGATTTCCTGATGTAGAATCTGCTGCAGAGGAGATACTTCTTATTACGTTACAGGATTATAATACAAAACAAATTCGCACATGGGGATTAGGACCGTTTAATAATAAACAGGAGAATGTTATATACAAGGGTTTCAGAACTGAGTATGAACTTCTGACTGCCTTTATTAATTGGTGGATGATTGAGAATAATACACCAGAGGTTATTACAGGATGGAATAGTGAATTGTATGATATTCCATATCTTTGTCGCCGTCTGAATAGGATTCTGGGTGAGAAGTTAATGCGTCGTATGTCACCATGGGGATTGGTGAGTGAAAGGGAAATTTATATTATGGGTCGTAAGAATATTGCTTATGATATTGGTGGGGTGACTCAGTTAGATTATCTCAATCTTTATAAGAAGTTTACTTATAAGGCACAGGAATCTTATCGGTTGGATTATATTGCCAGTGTAGAACTTGGGCAGAAGAAATTAGATCACTCTGAGTTTGATACCTTTAAAGATTTCTACACAAAAGGTTGGCAGAAGTTTGTGGAGTATAATATAATTGACGTGGAACTTGTTGACCGTATGGAAGACAAGATGAAACTGATTGAGCTTGCCATAGTTATGGCATATGACGCAAAGGCAAACTATGCTGATGTATTCTCTCAGGTTCGTATGTGGGATACGATCATTTATAATTATTTAAAGAAAAGGAACATAGTTATTCCACCAAAAGAAAGATCCGATAAGGACGCAAAATACGCAGGTGCATATGTCAAGGAACCGATTCCAGGAAAGTATGATTGGGTGGTTAGTTTTGACCTCAACAGTCTGTATCCTCATCTTATTATGCAATATAATAT